AAATGAAAATACTAAGGTCTAAGCACGTATCAGACCAACTTAGAGAAGAATTAGCAAATGATGTATTTGAAATAGAATCAAGTGTTCAAGCTAAAAATAACAAACAAATAAACAGAGTAAATAAAATGACAGAAATAGAAACGTTTGAAAAACAATATCCTGAATTATCTAAGGAGTTCAAGGAGATACAACAAGAAATGTATAAATTATTTGCTAGAAAGCAAATGGATTATGGTTTAAATAATATAGCATTAGGCGGTGATTTAAAAAAGCCAGAGGACAAAAAGTTTGCTTTGACAGGTTTATCGATTAGATTAACTGACAAAATAAGCAGGTTAAAGAACTTAATTAAGAATGGCAAGAATTATGTTCCTGGTGAAGGTCAAGAGGATACGTTTATTGATATAGCTAACTATGGTATAATTGGAATGTTAGTTGGTAGAAACCAGTGGAAATGAAAAATAAAGAGCTTCAGTTAATTAAAGAATTAAACCTTAAATACGATAGAGGTTTAAAACCTACGAAAAATGAATATGAAGCTTACGATGCTTACAACGACATCTCTATAATAGAAATTAAAGTTAGGGATGTTGTTTATGATACCCACTATATACAAGTAGATAAGTTTTATAATTTACTAATGATTGGAGAGGCTTTAGAAAAAAAACCTTTTTACTTAGTAAAAGACTCTTCTGGAATATATATGTACGATTTAAACGAATTAAAGGAAGAAATTATTACCTCTGATATTGTTCCAAAGTTTGCACCCTATAGAACAGAGTTTGAAAATAATAAAAAAATTACTAAGTATTTTTATGAGCTACATAAATATAATTCATTAAATTTATGAAAATGAACTTTAATAGACAAATTGAAATCTTGGTTAAAAAAACTCCAAATGATTCTGATTTAGGCTTAAAAGTTAGAATGTTATATAGTGAAAGAAAGCGCAATACAAGCGAAAAGAATAAAACAACTAGAAGCTGAAGGGTATTATGTCATTAAACTAATTAAGACTAATAAAAATGGGATACCTGACTTGGTTGCAATACGAAAAGACTCTGTTTTATTTTCAGAGATTAAAACAGAAAAAGGAAAGTTGTCTAAACTACAAGAGTATAGATTAAAAGAGTTAAATGACCACGGATTTGAGACAGAAGTATATAGAGGATAGAATATTTGACGTTGATGAAGGTTTTATTGACAAGCTTCAACAGTCTTTCTCTATGGTTCAATCGATGGCTATTGCTAAACTTATTAATAAAAAACTAGATAATTTAAAACCCCATAAAAGCACTACTTATGGTGGTGTAATACACAAGCCAGAAGCTACTTTTTTTTCTGTTGATTGTGTTAGATTAGACAGAAACTTATATTCATTCACTGATGTTAGAGAAATAGATAGTGATGATTACTTAGACTTAATAAACTTAAATTTAAATTTAAATGAAATTTGATAATGTATTGGCAAATGAGTTACTTATGTCTGGATACACCCTTCCAGAGGTAGCTAAAAAATTAAAATTAAATTATCAGCAAGTTGTTTATAATTACAAGCCTATTCCAAATAAAAATAAGTATATTGAAGAAGAAGAAGAAGAGCAGGTGAAAGAAGAAAAAATATATTTTAACGAAACTTATTGTTTAGAATCCTTAAGTCCTAATGACCTAGAGGCTTATGATTATTATGAAAATAAAAACAAAGCTTATTATGAGATATAAATTTGAAGACATAGAAAAGATTTTAGAGTTCAAGACCTGGACTGACAAAGATAAGATAGACAAGTTGTTAGAGATTGATTGCAGTTTGTATGCTCATTTAGGAATTGATTCTACAAGGTCAGAAAAAGACGAAGTAAAGAGAAGAAGTATTGAAATATACAGAACAATTAAAACAATAGATAAAAAACTTGGAGATGAGCTTTTGTACTCAGAAGATTTAAAACAATGAAACACCACGTCACATACGTTAACTTTATAACTAAGATGATCAACGACACTACTGATGAAATTTATGAAAGTTTAATGGATAAAAAACAAGAGGAATTAAATAAGTCTTGCAAGAATCTAATTAAAATTTTAGATGAGTTGGTAGATCAAGAAGGATAATGTTCTTCAACGTGACATCTTGAACAAAGTACTTTACATTTATCTATTTCTTCTTGAAGTTTTTTGATGGCCATTCCTCTGTGTACGCCATTACTCACTTCAAACTTCTTATTGTCTTCATAGTGGTGAAACTCAAGAGCTTGAGTGCAAAATCTAGGATGTGTTTCTTTAGAGTATCCACAGGACTCACAGGCCATTTTTTCTTTTAAATCCTTAAGCCATTGTTTATTGACGTATCTACGATGTCTTTTCTTTTTACCGTAGCATTGAGTACATTGGTGCCTTGAGTATCTCTTGCCGTTTTTTACTCCGGCAGTAGGAAAGTTTGATTCAGGATGTGCTTGATTGCATATATTGCAAATCTTCATCCTTTAATTTATGTATAATAACAATCTGTGGTATTATTGACTAAGAGTTGTTAAAAAAAGTTAAACAGATTATCTACTTGTAGATAGTTTAATTTCTTTTTTTGCTCTTTGCATATCTTTAATATTTCCCTTAACTACTGTAGCAACATCAGAAGGTAAAAGACCCATAGAGTACAAGACGTAAGCTGCAAGATTTATTTTAGCAGCATCTTTATATTTAGGGTCAATCTTTTTAACCTTACCCTCTTCTCCCTTATATTTTTTTTGATACTCTCCCTTAAAAGCCATTCTACCTAAATCATAAACCACTACTGCGTTTTTACCAGTAATACCTAAAACACCTAACTGATCTAAAAACTCTTTTCTGTCTTCTGAAAATAATTGAAAAGGCTCTTTTTTCTTTGGTTGAGCAGTTCTTTTACTGGTAGATAACTGAATTTCTTCTTCTGGTTGTTCGTCAGCAAATTGTCTTAATACATAATTTGCAAATTCAATAGTTGGAACATCTACTAAAGGCAGAGGTGATAAAACATCTTTAACTACATTACCTACCCTTCCTTTTAGTCTGTTTTTTTCTGCTTTTTCTTTATCTTCTTCATCTTCATCTTCTAAAGTAAATTTATCTAACATTTCACTTATAAACAGCCCTAAAGCATTAAAAAGAGCCGTTTCAGCAGCTAACCCACCAATTGATCTTGCTGCTGCTGCTTTATCTTGAGCTGTAGACATTTTACTAGTTAACATAGTAACATCACTAACCATTCTAACTTTTTGATTTAAGACAAAGTTGGCAAAAGGTAACATTATCTTTCTAAATAATTGTGTATAAGGTTTTTTACTATTAAATATATCACCTTGTAAATCTACATCAGATACGTTTTGTTGTCTACCTACCTGTTGCTCTGCAAAATCAGCAGCTTCTTCATTTATTTTGTGAGTATTCCAGTCAATTCCACTAGGATTTATTCCTTGTTTTTGCAAGGACTTAGTGTAATATGAAAGCCAAGAAGCTCTAGCTGCAAGCTTGTCTGGATTAGCTACAAAAGCCTGTAAGTAAGCTTGGTTAACTTTATTTAACTGATTAAAAGCTTTACCAAATGTAGTTCTAGCAGCGTTTTCTATCTTAGAATTATTAGATTCTAAAAAACTTAAAGACTGTAACCCCCTATTAGCAATACCATACCCACTATTATTTAAAAATTTATTAACAGCTGGATTCATTAAAAGAGTCATTCCTCTTGTAGTTGAAATAGGGCCAGAGTTAATTAAGGTATTTACCAAGGGTGTTAACTGTTTTATAAACTGAGTAGGACCACCTAATGCCCTACCAACATTTAAGGAGCCAAACTTGTTTAACCCATTTACAAACTTTGAATATTTCACATAATCAACTCCTCTTTTGGAAGCTATATATTTCTTAAACTTCTCAGTGACCAAATCTCTATCAGATTTATTTGGTATTATTTTAGAGTAAGCATCTGAATTTACAAATCCTTTTAGTTGTTGGATACTTTCAGCAGTGTATATATCAGTTAGTGCTGCTCCTAAATTTCTACTGTTTTGAGAATCAAATCCTAAATTAACTATTCTATTTTCTGGCAGAGCAAAGCTAGGTTTTTTAGGTTTCAAAACTCCTGTTTCTTTATCGTAAATAACTTCGCTTGTACCTTCAAAAATAGGATCACCTATGTTTTGTTCTGAACTAGGTGTTTCAACCAAAGTAAATGAATCTGGAGTATAGTTTATGTCTTTACCTAATATCCTGTTGTATACATTCAAAGATATATCTGCTAACTCATCTCTTCGAGAAGACCACTCATTAGTAACCCAGTCAACTGCTTCTTTATTTAATGGGTCCACTTTAGAATCAATATCATTTATATTATTTGCTCCTTTTAATATTTTATTATATACCTCTTCATAAACCTTGGCTTTCTTTTGGTCGTTAGTTTCTCCTGTCTCTTTTAACTTATCTATACTTTGCCCTATTAAACCTTTTCTTCTTTTAAATTCTTGTTGTTCCTCCTCTAAAGTTCCATCAACGGTTCTTCTCATAAAAGCAAACATACCTCTTTCTACATCATTTTCTACTGTAGAAAAAGCTTGTCCATTTGGTTTAGACTTCTTAAAGAACTTATTGAAATAATTATCAAAAACTTGATTAGCTTCCTTGTCAGCTTTAGCAACTCCTTTTGTTACTCCAGTAAAACCACTAGCCTTTGAAAATCTTTTAGCTTTTTCTTGAGACCTAAACATAAACTCTTGAATAACAGGAAACTGAGCAAAGTTTTTTAAGTATTCTTGAGATAAAGATTTACTAAATAAAAACCTAAGAGATTTAGCTACAAGCCCTTTCTTTTCTTCTGCTATTGCTTCTTTTATTCCTTTATCTTGAAATCTAGTTGCATTCATACCTCCCGTAGTTTGGTTGGTTGCGAAGTTGGTTAAAGCGTCTAGTGCCTTCAATTGTTCAGCAGGACTTAAATTATCTAAGTCAACATTTAAAAAGTTTTGAATAATTTTTTGGTCATTAGCAGATATTTTTACTTGTTCACCAGTAAAAGGATCAATACCTGTCTTTATTTGTTTTTTTATTACCGCACTATAAGTGGAGAAAGCTTTTTTAATTCCCCTTGATATAATGTCTGCTTTTTTCTCAGCTTTTAATTTTATCTCTTTTGGTGTTTTTACACTTTCTTCATCTACACTATTTAATATTTCTCTCATTTCACCCAGAGACAGTTCTTTAGAACTTAACCCTGTTAATTCTTCAAATGCTTTAGCCTCTTGCTCACGAAGTGTTTGTTCTTGAACTTTTAATTCTTTACTACTGTACTCGTCTACTTTTTTAATGTCTACTGATTCAGCTATCTTAACATCTCCTTTAAAAGTCCTGCTTTTTTTAAGCCCTTCTACCATAGATTCAGCTTGAGATATATAAGAGTCAATATCTGAAACTGTTCTTGGGTTAATTCTTAAAAACTGTTTAACAGACTGAGCAACAGTTCCCTCTACATTAGGTGACTTAGATAATTTATTAATTCTCTTTTTAAGAGACTCTGCTTTAGTTGTTTGTTTAGTTGTTTTTTTCTCAACCACCTCAGTAGTGGGAGCCTCTTTAACAGTAGTTTCACTCTTTAATTCTTCTGATTTTTTAGTGGTTTCATATACAGGTAAATCAATAATAATATTTTTCTTTGTTACTCTTGGTTTACTACCAGGAGGTGCAGGAGGAATTTTGGGTCCTTTTCTTTCAACTTCCTCGACTCTTACATTTATATCAGGATTTGCTTCTTTAATTTTAATTATCTCAGCATCTATTTCTTTTTGATTACTTGATTCAAATGGATTGTATGCTCCTGTTCCTTTTTCTGCAACAGACTCTTTTGTAGCACTACTGTATTTAGTAGGGTTAGTTACAACGTTGCCATCACTATCTGTTTTTGGTTTTAAAATTTTAGACTTTTTGTAAGTATTAATTCCTCCTAGAGATATGGATGTAGTTTCAATAACCTCACTTCCTGGAGGGAGTGTAGACTCAGCACTAGTGACCATATTTTTAAATGCATCACCAGTAGATTCCATTTTTGCTGTAAATTTATTAGTAGGTTTACCCCCTTCATAAACTCTTGTAAATCCAACAAAGTTTGTGCTCGTACCACTACTACTTATTATTACATCTAATGTCCCTGTATTAGGATTATTATACTTAGCTGTTTGAACACCTTTATTGTCAGATGGTGTTATGTCATATATTTCAGCTTTCCCATAGGGTAGTTTTGAATCTGTATGAAAGTCTCCAAATATTTTAGGTTTTGAATCAATACGAGATTTTCGATCACTAACTTCTTTTTCTGTTACCTCTTCTTCCGTTTCGATAGAAGGCTCCCGTACTTCTTCTTCCACTTCTTGTACACTTTCGGTTGGTTGAGCATCAAGTATATCTCCTGTTTCTTGCTTTTGAATGGCATCTTTTTCGTTTTTAATAATATCCCTTACGTCTGCGTCATCTTTTTCTTTGATTTGTTTCAGCTGCTTATCAATAGAAGCTATTCTATTGTCAATGTCACCTGCTAGAGAAGGGTCTGTTTGTTCTTTTTCTTTTGTTAATTGTTCTTTTTTTGTTATTAAAGCAGCTGCTTCCAACATATTTTCAGTAATCTTAACAGCTCCTGAAGTTTTAGCTTCTGCATATTCCATTGCTTTAACTTCATTTATAGCTTTAGCAGCCTCATCTTTAGTAAGAAGACCATCATTTACTAGTTCAGTACCTGCTTTTTCTAAGCCCTCTGTGTTTTGTGCTAATTGTCTAACAACATCATTTCTTTGATTATTTGTAATAAGTTTTTTAGAGCCTATTCCAGTAGTTGCCCCTACAGTCAAGAGAGTGGTTTCATATAAATCAGCTCTTTTTAAATCTTCAATACCAGACCTAGCATCTACCCCAGCTGCATAATTTATTACACTATTTATACCTTTTTCAGATAAAAGAACAGGTATTTCTTCTATAAATAATTCTTTTGCGTTTTCCTTAATTAATTCTCTTGCTTTATCTTTAAGTTGTTTTATAGAAAAATCTTTACCCTTTTTCTTAGCTAAGTTAAGCAGCGCATCTTTAACTATCTTTGTGGACCCTAATAGTTTTTCATTACTTCCTGCTAAACCAGAAAAAAGACCATCAAGAGTAGCTATGGCATTACCAAAGACAACAGCTTTATCATTAGCCTCTGTCTCACTTACACCTTGAGCCATAAGGTCATCTTTTACAGAAGCCATATTATCTGCAACAGTACTTGAAAAAGAAGCTAATCCCATTCCTAATTTAGGGTTAATTCCAAGAGCTTTTGACCCCCGTCTACCTGTTTTTATTAAACCATAAAGATTTACCAAGGTACTTCCTATTCCGGACAAGCTAGACCCTAAATCTACATTAGTAACATCATCTTCTATTAAAGCTGCTTTTCTTGCTATTTGTATAACATCGCCTTCTGGAATAATATCATCTACTCTTATATTTGTTTCCGCATCATAAATAACTCCAGTGTCAGAAACAATATATTCTTTTCCGCCGTACATTACTTCTTTTCCTTGTGTAAAAGCAGACCTTTTAACCGGGCCTAAATCTAAATCCCAAGCCTCACCAGCATCTAAAAACATTTCAGATATCCCAGCCAATGCTCCTTTCTTGTCTGCGCCAGCCGATGTTAGTAATGCATCAGCTTCTGCAAAAAGTGCCGCTGCCGTTCCCATTGAATATTGAACTGCAGCATTAGCCCCTGATTTTAACACATCAAGACCTGTTGAAAGTCCTCTAGTTAAAAGACCCCTTTCTTGTCTTTCTAGTAGTTTGCGTCTATCTTCTCTTTCATCTAAAACAAATTCTTTATTGTATGACTTTAAGTTATCTAAAAGAGTTTGAGAATCTTTTTTATTTTGTTCTATTAAAGACTTTCTTGAAAACTCATCTGACTCGTCTATTAATTCAAGATTTTTATTTAGTTTTTGAGCTAAATATGAGGAAACTTGTTTTTGTATTTTCACTTCATCTTCAAACTGTTCCCCTTCATCGGTTAATAATATGTTTTTAAAGAAGTCATAAGCCTTTGATTCTGGCCTTAAATTTTCTTCTTTCCAACTCTTAAACTCTTCAGGATTTATTTGTAATTCACTTAAAACTTTAGATTCTGTGTCTACTGGGTCAGGTATTGCTTCAGGCTCTTCTAATTCAACTACCTCTTCTGAGGAGTCCAATGAAGTATCTGGTGTTTCCACTTCTGTAATAGATTCCGTAACTTCCTCCTGAACAGGTAAATCTGAATCTTTTTTTTTTACATCACCCCAAGCAGACTTAAAAGTTTCCAAATCAGTTTGATTACTAATTACTTTAGAGTCTACCCCTTGTTTATGTAAATTTTCCTTTATAGAATCATCTGCATTTAAAAACTGTTCAAAGGTTGTTTCACTACTAAGCAACCCTTGAGCTATATAACTTTCGTAAAGTGCTTTTAATTCTTCCACTTATTTAATTTATAGGATTTCCAAACGGATCAGTTGCTCCAGACCTGTCTCCTTTTACTTTTTGTGTTTCTGGGGTGTCATATTTTATAACTCCGTTATCCTCGTAAAAGTCATACCCTTCTATGTCTTTTTTGTATTCATCAATTCTTTCTGGAGTCAACCCTTGTAACTCGTTCATAAAGTTTTCAATTTGTGACTTACTTTGAATTGTAACCCCTTGTAGTTTTCCAGTGTTTTTAAGAACAAAGAAATCTGCTTTAGGGTAGGATTTTAATGCTACTGGATCTGTTACTTGACCAACTTTTAAAATTTTCATAGTTGGGTCGTCAAAATTTTGCATTCTATTTATAACAATATTTTTATAGGGTTTTTTAGCCTTCCTATTAGCCTCCATTTGTTCAGCAGCTATTCTGTTAGGTAGAAAAGTTATTTCAAATTGAGCGTCATAAGCCTTCGCTTTATCAGTATCTTTTTTATCTACAGACCTCTCATAAGTTCTATCTAAAGAACCTATTATTTCTTTTCTTAATCCTTTTTTAGCATCGCTAATTACCTTGTCTAAATCAACAGCAATTGGTTGTTTAGTTTTATTGTCAATTTTAACCTGTATTTCATTAGCAGCCGGAGTGCCTAGCACTAACTTCTTTCCTCCTGGACCAGATAGATATTCTAAAGCATCTATACCGTTTGCATCACTAATTGCTGAATTCACAATGCCATCAAGAGAGTTATTAAATTCTTTTCCATCGTAATTAATTGTCTTAGTTCTTACGCCATCTTTAGTAACTGTTGTGCTAAACTTACCCAAACTTAAATTTGCCTTATTAATGATATCCATATTAAACTCCTTGTTGTAGAAGTTCATAACACCTAAGTCATTAGCAACTGGCTGTGTGACTATTTGACCATTTACATTAGTAACAGATTCTAACATCATAGAATCCATATTCCAATCAACAGTTTTATTTGCAAGGTCTCCCAGTGTGGTTTGTATATCAGCCATCAATAAAGAAACATTTCCAGTTCCTTCTTTTAATACGTTTTCACGTAGTTTATCGTAAGAAGATTGATAATTAACTAAATTATTTTTTAATATCTGATATTGGCTAGTTAATGCGTTTGTTGCTATTTTATATTGAGTAGCACTTATTTCACCGTTGTCATACTGGTCCTTTATTTTTTGATTGCCATCACCGACTTTTTGAATGATACCAGCATAATACTTTGTTTGGTCTGGAGTTGCTCCTTTTGGAAGTTTTTGTATTTCAGCACTAACAGCCTGATCTGTTACCGCTACTGCTGCCTTTTGTTTTTCACCTGCAGCAAATGCCCCGCCTAGTGCTGTAGTTAAGCCACCACTAATTGCTCCCCAATCAACGGTGGTCTTTTCAACATCTCTCTTTACGTAACCTAATCCTGGTGCTGCCATCCTTATAATTTTAGTCCTGCTAATATTGGATTTACCTGCTGACCCGTTAAAGAAAGTCCAAATGTATTTAATGGTTGTTGATAGTTAGGATTTAATAATTGACTTTGCGCTCCTAACTGAGAAGTAATCGGTGATACTCCAGCTTGCTGACTACCAGCAAACATTCCTTCAAACCCTTTTTGAATCTGCATTGGAGAAACACCTGCTGTTATCATCCCTGTGTAATCCCCTACTAAAGATGCTGGAGCTTGTAAAGCTTGTTGCCTTCCTTGAGTCATTCTTTGTTGTGCTTCAGCAGCTTGTTGCTGAAAACCTTGTGCTTGAGCTACGTCTAAAGCTTGTATTCTACCTAGTCTAGCTTGTTCACCTTCTGCAATATCTTTTTCTAAGTTTTGAATATCTTTTCTTTTCTGCATCTCCAAAGCTTGTCTTTGTTTTGCAGACTGTTGTGCTAGTCTACTTCCTTGAGCCGCAGCCAATCTTGGGTCTTCACCCGCAGTGACATCTAATACAGTAGATAAGTCTTGGCTTATTTGTTCACTAGCAGTATCATACAAACTAGTATCAATAGCTCTCATTCTTTGAGTGTTTACGTCTGCGCTTTGATATGCTTTGTCTATATATTTTTGAGCTTGATCTGTAGCGGTTTTCAAATCACTTTTAGCTTTAGACGCTTGGTCTAGGCTAAAAAGAGCACTTGCCCCTTTAGTGATTCCGCTTATAATTAACATTGTAGCTGGATCCATATGCAAATATACTAAATTACGGGAAACTTTTCATTGATTCTGAACCAACGGAGAATAATTCTACTTTAGAAGTTGAAGTATTAGTTAGTTCATACTCACAGTAATGTCCCATTACACCGTGAGATTCTGCTACTGTATTCTTAACATATAGTATAAAGTCTCCATTACTAGGTGCGCTTGCACCTGTAATAGTTGTGTCTATAGTAATAACTTGACCACTAACACTTGTTACTACACCACCTAAAGTAGGTGTTGAGCCATAATAAAGCATATCTCCTATACTAATAATACTACCTATATTTACTGAACCAGCAAAAGTCAGTGTAGTTGCAGCGGGAGCAGTGGCATCAACAGTAGCTACATCTGCTATTCCATTAGCATATCTCATTAATAAATTAATATCTGTTTCTAGAAACCTGATAAAAGCAAAATAATTCCCTTCTTTCTTTTCAAAATAAGTATCTAAAATACTACCTACTTGAGGTAAGTCAGTTGCTAAAGTAGCTGACCAAGGATTGTCTGACTCTAAAGTAAGTGTTTTAAATAATTTACTTTCTAATGGTCCTTTATTAAATACACTTTTAATAGTGGTGTTGTATTGAACCCCATAAAAGTTGTTTCTTAAAGCATTGGTATTATGCCTATACAGTTGACCATTGTTAAATGTATATAAATAGTTGTTCATACCTTGAGTGTACTCTGGTATAAATGAATAAAAGGAAGGCCATCCTTTTACTGCTGGGCTATATGATAAGGTTACTTCTGCCATAATTTAACTTGAACATTCACTTACTTGAACAATTCTTCCATTATCTTGTCTTAACCAATAAGTATCAACTACTGTTGGGTTTGGATTAACATATAAATAATAACCATCAGCTGCAGGTACTGTCATTGCAGCATCGTTGTAAACGACTGTCGCTTCCGAAGGAACTGCCGCATCTAAGAAGTAAGGTCCTAAAGTTCCACTACCTCCACAAACTATACTTTCTGTTGATCCAAAAGATAAATTAACTTGAGTTGAACTTCTGTAGTCGTATATTAAATACAAATTAGATACTGGTGTTCCTCCTGTGTTACTGTAATTAAAAGAGCCTTCAAACACACCACTTGAAGTATTAGATATAGTTAAATTAGTACTAGCAGCTAACAAAGAAATAATATCCGATTGAGTATTTGCGTAAGTAGTATTACTTAATAAGTGTAATAATCTGTTTCCGTTATTAGTATTAAAATCAAATGAATCAGAACCTGTTTTAGCTGACCTAACTGTAACAACCGCCTCAGGAGTTGGTGTTGTTCCAATAGCTACTTGAGAAGCATATACTTGATATTGAGCCACTCTTTGTGTCCCAACACCCGTACCTGTTGCTACATTTGTAAAAGTCACAGGTTGGTTTATAAGTGGACTAGACACGGAAGGCGTTAGATTATCAGAAGACCATTCATATTGATTGTGTATGGTTGGAGCTAATCCTGTAAACTCACTATTCAAACATATTTGATATACGTTAATAACAGCTGCATCTGGACATTGAGTAGTGATTGAATAATCTGCAGATACCCCTACTACCGCTACTGTTACAACAGCAGTTTCAATAGAAGGGATGTTTTTGTTAAACTGAAAAGTTCCGCTTCCTGTAACACTACCTGAACTAGTAGTAGCACCATTATATGTAACTGATATATTTATGTTTCCACTAGTTACGTTGTAATCAATATCCGTAGTTCCCATAGAAGCCCCTAACTTAACGGTGTAAGTAAAGCTTTCTGTTTGGTTATTAAACTCTAGTTCTGACCCGCAGTTTACAGTCTGAGGTTCTACTGGTAATGTCCTATTATTACTACTTAGCACATACTCATTCATATAAGGATCATATCCTCCTATTTTTTGAGTATTAAAATCATCTATAAATAAATCCCTAAAGTATGACCTCATACCAGCTTGAGATATAACCTCTAGTGATTCATTAGAATAAGAGCTACCACTTAACTTAATTACTGCACCACGCTTGGCATCCGTAAAATACTTATCATAACCAAACTCTGCATAACTTTCTGGATTATGGCTAATACCATATTCTTCTAAACGAGACACTTGATTTCCTAGTATAGTAGGTGTTGATGTCACGTTAGACAAACCATCTGCTGAAGTAAGTACGTTTTTATTTACCAACACATAAGATATCTTATCTTCTTGCAATACTAATAAATCATTCTGTCTTGCTTTAAGTAATTCTATATTACCAAAGTCTTCGTCTAAATCTTTAAAGTTAAGTATACCTAAATTAAATTCGTTAGTTCTATTTAGTTTAGTTTCATCATTATATATACCACTATAAGTAATAGAAGCGTTTCTTCGTTTCTGTCTAAACTCACCCTCAGATAAAGTAAATACTCTTTCACCAATGTTAAGAGCATCTTCTTTGAATGAGTCTTGAATCCTACAACTTTCCATACCATTACCCCAAGAGTAACAGTTAAAAAAGTTAGTAAGCACAATTGCATCTGCATTAACTGACCCTCCTTCAACAGGAGTTGCGGATCCAAAAGCAACGTCTAACACTATGGTATTAGCGTCTGGTTTTTCTAATACAGTATGAGTGCCATTATACTGAGGGTTAGTTGGAGATAAATTAGTTTGTTGTACGTTTACTATGTCACCTACAGAAAATGGTGCATCATCTCCAGTTCCACCTGTACTAGTGAGTGCTAAATTCCCACCATAAAATTGTGAGGAAGGCAATCCTTGAGAACTTCTATAAGCATTGTTTTGAGCATTGTCATAAAAAGCCCAAGTGTTTTGGTTTTGCAGGTTACCATCGTGTAAGTCACCGTTTATGTCAAACACTTGACTTCCTTCATAATAAAACTCATCTGCAGTATCTTCACCATCTGTTTCTAACACCACTAAACTGTCAGGTCGATTAGTTATAGATACTTTTATTTTTAATCTGGACACCCCAACATCATTAGCATATCGAACTAAGGCTGGAAACCTATCAATAGCACCTATTGTATTAGTTCCTGCAGTATAAAATGAAACAATATGAAAAGCATCTGCTTCTGCAAGAGGTTCATCAGTAAGAGGAAATCTAGTTCCGTCAGTAACTAAAACTGAATTATCTAATTTAAACTTATACTCAAGACCATTATTACCAGCATAATCAGTTTCTGAAACAGCAAAAAATCCATTATCATTAACAAATTGCTCCTGGACCATTTCTTGTAGGTTAGCTTGAAGAGTGGCGTGAGTTCCGTAAATTCTATTAGCTGTTCTAGTAGCTGTTAATTTACTGTATTTTAGTTTTAACTCATCATCTTTAAGAGAAGTTATCCTAAAAGCCTCCCCTGAATTTCTTTCACAAGTTATTTTTAATGTAACTGAAGTTCCTTCTCCTATTGTTTGTGTAGGAAATAAAGGTTTTTGATTGGTAGGCGGGTCTGAATATTCTACTAAACTTAATTCTCCTTCTATTCCGTTTAATGGTACTGATGTTTGATTAGTGCTTACATTTACCTCTTTTGTTATGTTTGGATTATTTAGTTCATAACTCCCTCCAGGAGCAAACTTTGCATAAACACCAGGGCCTGGGTATGAAGGTGCAGCTGTATCTAAATTTGGAGTAGTGCTTTTAGCTAAACAAGTAGCTTCTGTATAGTTTGGCATTGGACCCTCAATATCTTTTTTTACTACATAAGTTTCGCCTTCAGCAACTTTTTGTGCAGTCTCCCCTTCTAGTAAACACCAAAACTCTTCTGAATTGTCTAAGTCTGGTTCTGCCCTCAACAAGAACAAGGTGTCGTAATTTAATTTAGATGGCTTAATAGCAAACTTATAATACTTAGCCCAAGATGGTGCTTTTTGACTAGTAGGTATATTTACCTGTACTTTGTTAAAGTCAATGGAATTAGAAGCAGGAATATTAATACTACTATCTAAACTAACTAAAGCAGTACTTGACCTAGCATATTCATCCATATAAATCATAGCTAAGTCATAATCTCTATTACTGTGTAAGCTTTCTAAAGATTTACCAGTTTCAACATTAAATGAAGCACTTAAAAATTCCAACCCTTCAAAAGACTTAGTGCTACCTACTTTATATACCATCATTAGTGATTGTATATTTATTATTGTAGGATTAGCAATGTCAAAAGATTCTAAAAAACCAGTTTGACCAGTTGGGTAAGTAGCGGGAGGTGTTATTGTAGAATCAGCTGCTGCTGCATTTGGAACAGCTGAATTAATAGCTGTAACATTAGCCCCTCCTACACTATTAGTCGCTGGAGTTTGTATAACAGAATTATTTAAAATATCGGTTGCT